ACAACCTTGCTGACGTGGACTTTCGCACCCTAAACACCAAGTCTCTCATGGTCAAGGGTGAAGTACTCTTAAAACGAAATGACCCGTCATGGGCTCCGCGCATCATTTATGTAGGGTCAGATGAATATAACGTCTTGACCGGACCGATAATGGATGAGTTTAACAAAAGGTTCTTTTGCGCGACAGACATGTTCTCATCACCAGTAGTTGAAAAAATCATATGGGCATACACCAAGACAGACGTGGAGATCGCAGAGGATCTGTCTGGGTGTCCTCGCTATTACGAAGGCGATTTTTCGTCCAATGATAAGAGTCAACTGGTAGACGTACATGAGATTTTTGCACACTGGCTCAAACGTTCGGGAGCCCCTTATTGGTTCCGTCGTTTTTACATTGAAAATTCCAAAAAATTCCGCGTTGTGTCGTATGAGTACGGTATCAGTGCCGATATTGAGAATCAGCTGGCCACCGGCGGCACCGATACTACTGGTCGCAACAGCGTTTGGAATTTATGTCTCTGGTATTCCTTTTGTGAATTTAACAATGTAAAATCGACGAAGGTAGCGATTCTTGGTGACGATATAGCCGCTGGTACAAACGACAAAGGCATTTCTTGCGACCTTTGGACAAAACATTGCCTGGACGCTGGGATGAGGCTTAAGGCCCACGAGCGCCGGTTTTACTGCAGTTTAACGTTTTTGTCCCGCTTTTTCGTTCCCGCAGGTGACAGACTGTGTATGGTTCCCCTCATTGGCAAGGCCCTAATGCGGTTCAACGCTCGAGCGAACCGCAATTCAGACGTGAGTGATGATGAATACATGGCAGGTAAGTCCCTGTCTTATGCGTACGAGTTTCGGCATGTTCCCTACCTTCGTGATAAGTTTCTTACCCGCTTCTCCAAGTGTAATGTTTCGGTCGAAGGTCTTAGACTACACGATTTAACCTGGTTCGCAAAACAGGGCGTCAACACGGTTGATGACGTTTATCGTTCAATACTTCGAGAGGAGATCACACTGGATGACTACAGCTTCCTGGAAGTTATCATGGCAAAATACGATATTGGGCTCTTCGACATGGATGATTTGACTGACCGTCTTATCCTGAGTGACTCTCCGGAGGTATTCAGTGATGAACGGTACTATCACTTCAAACATGAAGTTGAGTGACGCTCGGCTTTAGTAAATATAGTACCCTGTTCCGGTAGCTTGGTCCCCTTTAAGGACCCGGTGTGGGAGATACTGGC